GTCATGACCCGGATGAACTACATAGATTATTTTATACCGGAGCAACGCGCGCGAAGCGTGAATTGCATTTATTAGATCCTAAAAACTTTGACCGGGCTTATATAATATGAAATGTTGGCACTGTAATACTAAATTAATATGGGGTGGTGACCATGATATAGAAGAAGAAAATGAAGATTATAGTATGGTAACAAATTTATCTTGTCCAGAGTGTCATAGCTTTGTTGAGGTATATTATCCAAGTGAAAAAACTAAAGAGGATTATAAAAAACATGAAATCATTAAATAAACAAGTTGGTGGAGATCATTATAAAAAAATGACCATACAGCCTGCTGAATTTATAAATAAAAATAAGTTGCTTTTTGCAGAAGGCAACGCTATAAAGTATATATGTAGGCACTCAAGCAAGGGTGGCATACAAGATATAGATAAAGCAATACATTATCTAGAAATGGTGAAAGAGAGAGATTATTCATGAGAAGAACACAGATGCCGTTATTTGCACCCGAAACTGAATGGGTTGCACCACATGAACTAAAAGATTTATCAGGTGTTAAGGAAGTTGCTATTGATTTAGAAACTAATGATCCACATTTAATGACTTTAGGGTCGGGTAATGTAACGGGTAGAGGTCATATTGCTGGCGTTGCGGTGGCCATAGAAGGCTGGTCAGGTTATTATCCGATTGGACATGAGGGTGGTGGTAATATGGATAGAAAATTAGTTTTAGAATGGGTCCAAGACTTAGTTAATCAAGAAAAAACTATCTTTATATTTCACAATGCAATGTATGATGTTTGTTGGTTAAGACAGGCCGGTATAAAAATTAGAGGTAAGATTGTTGACACTATGATTGCAGCTTCTTTGATAGATGAGAATAGAATGTCTTATCAATTAAATACATTAGCAAAACATTATGTAGGTATTGGTAAAGATGAAAAAGTTTTACAAGAAGCAGCTAAAAGTTATTCAGTAAATCCTAAATCAGAAATGTATAAACTTCCTGCAATGTATGTAGGTGAATATGCAGAACGGGATGCTGAAGCTACATTAAAGTTATGGCAAAGATTAAGTGTTGAACTTGTTAATCAAGAACTTATGGATGTATTTAATCTTGAGACTAAATTGTTTCCATGTTTAGTTGATATGAGATTCAAAGGTGTAAGAGTTGATTTAGAACATGCAGACAAATTAAAGAAAAATTTAATTGTTAGAGAGAACAAAATACTTAGTAAAATCAAAGACTTAACAGGTATTAATATAGAAATACATGCAGCTAGAAGTATTGCTAAAGCATTTGATAAACTAAAATTACCATATGACAGAACAGAAAAAAGTAATGAGCCTAGTTTTACTAAAAACTTTTTACAAAATCATCCTCATGAATTAGCTAGATCAATTGCTGATGCAAGAGAGATTAATAAAGCACATACAACTTTTATAGATTCGATTACAAAACATTCTGCTAATGGTAGAATTCATGCAGACATAAATCAAATACGATCAGATCAAGGTGGAACGGTGACCGGTAGATTTTCTATGTCAAATCCTAATCTACAACAGATTCCTGCAAGACATCCGGAGATTGGTCCTATGATTAGATCTATTTTTATTCCAGAAGAAAATACAAAATGGGGAACGTTTGATTATTCACAACAAGAACCTAGAATTTTAGTACACTATGCAAAATTACAAAACCTAGATGGTGTTGATGAAATTGTTAATGCATATAATGAAGGTGATGCAGATTTCCATCAGGTTGTAGCAGATATGGCAGGCATTGAACGTAAGCAAGCCAAAACTATTAACCTTGGACTAATGTATGGAATGGGAAAAAATAAATTAATGTCTGAACTAGGATTGATGAAAGAATCAGCAGAGAAACTAATTAGACAATATCATATGAAAGCACCATTTGTTAAACAGTTGATGGAGAATGTATCTCGTAAAGCAAATGATCGTGGTAAGATTAGAACTTTAGGAGGTAGAGCATGTCATTTTGATTTATGGCAACCTACTCAGTTTGGTATATTTAAACCTTTACCGTTAGAACAAGCTAGAAAAGAATATGATGAGCCATTAAAACGTGCATTTACTTACAAAGCCTTGAATAAATTAATACAAGGATCTGCTGCAGATATGACAAAGAAAAGTATGGTAGCATTGTATGAAAATGGTATAATACCGCATATACAAATTCATGACGAGGTAGATATCTCTGTTGAATCTAATGAAAAAGCAGAACAAATTATTGACATTATGGAATCAGCTGTAGAATTAAAAGTACCTAACAAAGTAGATTATGAATCTGGTAAAAATTGGGGCGAAATTAAGTAGTGGCATATTTAAATGCTGACATTCCTCCAATTTATTGTAAAATAAGGAAGGAGTATTTATATGACCTTACAAAACATCACGGAGAAAGTGAAGACTGTTGTGTCTTCAGCATTACGTCTATTACAGACAGGGCTATCTTATTTAACATCATGTTACCCAATGGTGCGTGCTTTTGGAGACTGCCTATCTCAGCGTTTTTCCAAGAACGTTATGAACGTTCCGAAGTGTTGGATATGCCAATCGACCAGTTACAATTGTGGAATAGCTTTAGTTATTATCCTAGTGTTCATTGCTTTAGTTTTTTAAGGGGAAAACGTGGCAAATATTTTGGCAAAGATAAAAAAAATTATCCCTTTGAGTATTTATTTACTATTGACTGGGGCCACCCAGAGAGTAATATACTGGATACTGAACACTCTGAAATTCCTGCGGAACATAAGTGTGCACACATATTGGCTCTTGATGGAGGCAATTATGCAGCTCAGCCTAATAATCGTATTCTTTGGGACGCTCCTAACTATACTACTGATAACATGGTACCAGATTATATGGTCCAAAGTACAAAATGGAATGTCGAAAATAAAGATTGGTTGACAGAAGATTCAAAAAAAATGTTTTACGAAACGGAAGAGAAAAAATGAGGAATTTAAATTATGGAGATAGCCAGGATGGATTACAGGTTTACAGCTTTGTTAATTGTATTGCTATGTCTATTAGCTATCTTTGGGGGTCCAAGTGGATATTAAACGTAAGCTCTCATTATTCTTTCACAAGCTATCACTAGCGTGGTTATCATGTATGATATTTATGGTGCAAGGTAATTTACCTGCATTAACTTCATCACATGCTATAATTGCAACAAGAACTGGTGCTATCACTGGTTTTTTAGTTGTACTCATGTCTTTTATAACTTGGAAGTTTCACTACAAATTACCTGTACTTATGTTTATAGGTTGTTTTACTGCAGATATATTATCACATTCAACACATTTTGGTGAGGCTTGGAGTGAGGCTGCATGTACTGCTTCACTAGCTGCAGTTTTTTCTTACATGATAGCTTTATCGCCAGCAGGTAAAAAATTACAAGAGTATTTAGATGATAGATAAATTTTGTTATAAGTTTTTTGCAAAGATGGATGATATTTGTGAGTGGATTGCGGATCGTTTTAATAAGAAGAAAAAAAAATGAGTAGAAAGACTAACACAATGTTAATAGCTTTACTAGGTACAATTTTAACGGGACTCGCTACTTGGACTTTAGTTACATTAATAGAACTTCAATTAATAGTAGCAATGATTCAATCGGACCTGATGTCTATTGACAAGCAATTTGGAAGGGTTTATAATTTCATCGATTCTGTTAGAGATAAATAATGAAAAAATGTAATAAATGTAAAAAAGAATTCGAACCCAAAGACGAATTAGATATGTTTTGCAGCCAGGACTGCAAAGAAGAAGCACTCGCAGACCTTGACAAAGATAGCGATGAGTGTTTAAGTTGTCAATAATGAAAGTATCAGCAGAAATAGTAAAAGGTATTTGTCCAACATGTGAAGAAGACACTATGTTAGTAGGACTTACAAATGAATTGTATAGATGCATGAACTGTGGTGCAGACTTACAGCAACACGTCAACGGTAAGATAAGTTATCTACCCGTGATCGCAACACCTTTGGATAAAAAAATTCAACCTTTCGTAAAAGAATGGAAAGATGGCTAAACAAAAATTTACACATTTTGTACCTAGAGATAAACCTAAAAAACGTGGACCACGGAAACATAAAAAATCTTTAAATAAGGCGGAAAAACGTCAAAAATCACAAAAAAGATATAAAGGACAGGGTTGACAAATATCCTTTGATGTCCTATATTAAACTCAACCTTCTTATAAAGGTTATTTTTTAGATTTCCTAGCCTTACGAAAGTTTGGCTAGGTTAAAAAAAAGAAAGGAAAATATGAAAGAAAAAAAAATAACAATAAAAGTAAATGGTACCAATCAAGGTCAATGGTCTAACCTTTTACTTGAATTTAATTTAATTAAAAAGGCATGGCGTCCTTTTGGTGTGGAGATGACTTTAGAAGCACCTGGATTAAAAAACATAATAGATTGGGGAAACAGAACCAATGAGTACGTTAGATCAACTAGACAAGTTAGCAAACGAGTACAACAAAAACAAAGATAAATATCTTTATGATCTTTGGTTTAAAAAAGTAAAAGAGTGGGCTGATGGAGTTAATAATACAGAACGACGGATTGTATCAGTTAGTGCCATTAACAAAAGAGATGACGGAACATATCTTGTTATTGGTAAAAGTAAATTGCATGGATCTGTGCGAGATACTAAAAATAAACTTAACAAGTTATGTAGATAGTTTAAATCTATATGTAATGAATGATGGCAGCGGTAATTTTTATGGCTGCATCTGTAAAGAAGATTAAAATGTACCTATCCCAAAGAGGTGTGGGGGATAGGTATATGGTGAGAAGAACTCACGCATATCAAAATTAAATAATTTTGTCAACCTTACAAGAAAACTTAGTATAAGCTTCCATACTGTTAGTCCATTCTGGGTCAAATCCCGCAATCAATTTATATGAATAATCATAACCATATAATACACAA